TAACACCTGCAACAGATGATCCTGCAACTGTCTTAATGCCTAGCCCAGAAACATTAACCGTTGATGTCGAAGTGTTAGACGCTGCCGGAGTAAAAGACACCGTCATTCCATCAAAGTATGAAGCTGGCCCTTGGTTGTTTGCTTGTGGCGATATTACGTAAGCGTTCACAGCTGATGCGCCATCTACCATCTCGGAAGCTCTACCTATGACCTGCTCGATCAGTCCCTGCATAGCTTGAGATGATAATCCATCATCCTTAACCCCTGTGACAGCCGCCCCACTAGAAACTATCAGTGAGTCAACAAGGGAGGCTAAATCATTTGCCCATGACTCATCTAAATAAGAACCGTCCAGAGCAACAGGGGAAGTTCTATTTTTAAAAAGCCCTTGGGGGCTGCTTGCTGTTGGAGCATCAAACCTTCCTGGGTATGTTACGCTTCTATCTATAGCCATTTTTCACACCTATATTGAAATAAACCCAGAGCACTCAGCCTCTGGATCTCCACAAGACACGCCATCACCGCAAGACATGGCTGCAGATGCTAGTAAGTACCCTGTAATCCTAACCCCTTGAGGCTTTGGAATAATGTTATTGTTTAATATTAAGTAAGTTTCTATTTCAGTCATAATACCATAAATCTCGACCGAGAAAGTCATGTCCTCGTTGTCGTTAACTATGACTGAAACGTCCCCACTTATAATAGCGTTGATTGATTCAATAACCCCGTCGATAGTGGTGTCATTATTATTGTTTTGCACTTTGGCTTTTATCAGAGATCTGAAATAATCATCTGAGAGACTGTCCTCTTCCGTGATTGTGTCATTGCCAAACTGAACCTCAACATCTCCGCACTCAGCGGCGGTATCTCCGAACTCAGAGACTACGGTAGTAATTCCCGTTATAACCCGCCTATCAACCCCAACTATTCGCCCGATAATATCAAGCTGCTCGCCTTCGTTATTATCTATGTCGTACATTAACCGAACATCATCAGCCGCAGACTGAATATCATTCGATATGGATTGTGTTATGCCATACCATTGATAAGTTTTAGGCTTATCTCTGTACTGAGCATATACGCGCTCTGGGGCTGTTAGGCTCATACAATATTTACCGTTATATTAGGTGTTGTCCATCGCGACAACTCTTCAAAAGCAATCGCTATATTTGACGAACCACCATTGAGAGTAATGCTAGTTATAAAGCTATTCCCGTATTGACCTATCACTTGGTTTACAGGGGTGTACATTCTCGAAATAGGGACATCCTCACCTATATCGAACCCTAAAACATTAAACCCACACTCGGCAGCTGTCAGATCACCGCCAGAATAATCAATAATAGCTTGCTTAATCAGGTCATCAGCATTAGCGGGAAGTGTCCCGTCATTTGTTACATCAACAACAACTGTAATATCAACATAAACCGGCCGGCTAAAGGTAATGTCTTTTGTGTTGCTCGGATAAACAGGAGAAGCAACATTTACAACAACCGGCGTACCTGCAGCATACAGCGCAACGCCGGGATTCTTTTTTAGGTAGATAGAAAGCGCGACATCCTCGTCAGTACCCCCATCAACTATAGGGGCAATGCTATGAGCTGGCAGGCCGTTAGCATCAACAGAGCCGGTATCATTCTCGTATATTTTAAACCGCCTAACACCCTCTGTTGCACCGATTTCCCCAAGCATTGAATCAATTTGGTTGTCACCTGATCGACCAACCGACAGCGCTCGTCTTAACCTTAACTCTGCGTCTGTCTCTGCGTTTGTTCCAATAGTCGCTACAGTCCCGTTGGTTGCAGATTGAAGACCACCGATAGTATCTACTATTCGAGTTATGTCGCCTATGCTTGCCTCTGTAGCGCCGTTAACTGTGCATGTAGCGTTAGCGTTAACAGTGCCGCCGCCACCTATTACGGACTCTGCATCAGTTGTCCACTGGCTAGAATCTGCCGTCGACTCAAAGGTAGTGCCTATAGGAATAATAGTTGCAGCAACGCCTGTTAGGGTTAATATCACCGTGCTTGGTGTCCCTTGGCTTCTGAACGTCCCAGTAATGGCTGACACTATATCAAGCTCAAGATTCCGTGCCTTGTTTGGGTCTTTTGAGTTGTATGCAGACTGTAATACCTCATCCAAGTTACCAAACAACTCAGCATCATGAGCAATCTTTAGGCCGTCAGGTGTCGATGGGTCTAGATTCCACAGTGGATCTATATCGACATAAAGCTGTTTCTCTTCATCGAAATATTGATTCTGTGTTTTGAGCTGATAGCCCGTACTCGTTACTTCGGCCATTATACAACCTCGCCAAGGTTTAGATTAATTTCCCCGAACGTTGTTAAAACGCTGGCCTGAACAGAATACGTCCTGCTGTCTATATCGTAATCTGTGCTAAATGATGTAATTCTTACCACGCCATCAGTCTGGAATATTCGCAGCTTAATGGCCGAATCTGTGCTTGATAACTCGCCGCGCTTTGTTAATATTTCCTGAAACCATGGTGTCCCATCTGTAACATCTCTAAAGTATTCTCCTAAAAATAGCTTTAAACGTGTTCTGATGGTTTGGGCTATTTCTTCTTGTCCTGATACAAAGTGAATCCCAGAAGTAACTATCTCACCCGTCACAGGGTTTATATTTCTAACCGTCATTGCGGAACCTCTGTATTCTGCTGTGTGTTACCTGCTGAGTCTGGGCTTTGCGCATGTACGTGAGTCTCACCAATATTAACCCCATTATGGAAAAGCCCGGTTGAGTTAATGTGAACCTCACCATTATTTTTAAGCCACACATATTGATCACCAGCTTTATTCCTTAACCTTATTCCGTTGTTTTGGAAAGAAGCTATTTTGTTTGGCTGAGATCTAAGGCCGGGCAAAAAGTAAGCATCACTAAAATCGTGAAACCGTAATATAGGATTGTTAGCCACGCCGCCAGTATTTACCCAAGCATCAATGCAGCGCTGACTAAACAGAATAACACCTTCGCAGCCCGGATCTATTTGCGCTTCAACTGAATAATCCCCACCATATACGTAGACAGGGCACTCAATCAAAGGCGGCGGGGTAAACTTTTCGCCCTCAGAATCAATCCTTTGTATTCCAATCTGGATCTGTGCAAGCTGGGTTGACGAATCAAAAGAAAGAATATGTCCGGGTATAGATGTGCCAAGGTCTTTCATCATTTCTGAGAAAGACCTTTTTATTAATTCTGTCTGCGTAGCCCTTGCTGACATTATCTATATCCTGTTATTTGAGTTGTCCATTTGTCGCCCCATGAGTCGCCAACATGCTCAACCTTGAAAACCCTGTAAATACCCGCGCCTGCATTTTCTGGTATGTTCTGAAAATACAAGTTGCTAAAGTTAAACGTTGCTAGTTCTGATTTTACATCAATTCGGCCTCCAATGCGTACTTTTGGACTAAGCCTGACAGAAACATCACATCCAACCTCTGTTATTTCCGGGATCCCTTCCATTCCGCTAAATTGAGAAACTATAAAAGGCTCCCCATCTCTAAACGACTCGTTTCCAGTTACGATAAGGCGCTCGTTATCAACGATATAACTAAACCCATGAGCCTGCGCTAAGCTGTCTAAGTAAACACGGGGATCGCCGTTTAATACATATCCTCGCGGGTAGGGCGGAACTGATGCAAAGTCATCTGAATTTATAACCAGTGGGTACCCAAGCGAGTTAGCGCAAGCCGCTATAATGTCAGTTAACTTTGCGTTCTTGCCTAGGGTTTTGTTAATTGACCCTTTCGGCTGAGATCCACCCCTAGCAATTATTCGGGCTATAGTATCCGGCCCAGATCTTTCCTTAAAAGTATTATTTATCTTTCCTTGAAAAATAGTGTCTATTGTTTCTTGATAGCCAGCTCTTATAGTTATGACAGCATCACGTTTAAGTAGCTTTGATACAGATTCATTTCTTAGATTGTAAATGCCTATATCTGCATAAGAAATAAAACCGCCGAAGTCGAGCATAACATTAAATGTTACCCTAAATTGCCGCCCGGCCGACTCTTCAATGAAAGACTCCCCATCGACAAGAATCTCAAATCTTCGGTCGTAATATCGAGTCATGGAGCAACCCATGTAAGTTTGTTATCAGAGCCTAGATTATCCAGTGTTGTATTTGAGCCAGTAAACACAAGCTTTCCTATATCGAGCGCCGGATAAGTCAGGGTCAAATCTGCATTAGGCTCAAGCATTGCTCCGGTTATTAGTGGCACACCTTCTCGCGCTATGTCGGCAGACCATTGGCCAGACTGCAAATAATTAACCGTAAATGTTAATAGGTTATCGCCTAACTGTATCGTAATTTGCTGATGCGCGTTAACAGACCCGCCCTTAAGTGGTATAACCATCATAGCCCTAGCACCTCATTAACAGCATTTCTCGTTACTTCTCCAGCATCTCTCAAAGCCTGCTCACCGCGATTTATAAACTCTGCGGCCTGTGACTTTGCTGGGTCGCCATCCCTCAGCTGTGTTTGCCTAGGACTTCCAGCTGTTAATACCGTGTCAAGTGTAGCAAGCTCCATAAGTTCGGCTACAAACTCTAACCCTCCCTCATTTTCAGCTGTCTTTACGCGGGTTATGTTTGATATAACCATATTTGAAAGCTGAATATCACCGGCATCCAAATCAAAAGGAGATCGACTGGTCATTAACCCAATGAGAAAGTTTAAAGTTTCGCTGGCTCTTGTGTCACTACTGCCAGACAAAAAACCGGCAGATAACCCTGCAATAGTTGCACCTATACCTGAGTCTTGAAGTAATTCAGACAGAGCGCCTGTAAAATCAGTTACATCTGTTTTTAGAGGATTGTTTGATATAGCCCCGGTCAAAGTATATTTGAACGGTTGTATAATTCCATGGTCGACAGCGTTGGCACCTGACTCGATAGGGTACTGAGTCCATTCAACAGAAGCTTCCAATGTGTCCTCAAGCACTGCATCAAACTGGAACCCGCCAAAGCTCGGGGCTGTTCTTGTGAATAGCGTTACAATTGACATTTATCCACCTGTTGATGTAGACAGATCATCAATAGCCTGCTGATTCATCTGCTCGTTAACATTAATTATTCTTTGATCAAGTACTTGCCCGTCTAGCATCATATTTATTTGTATTGTGCTTGCTCCAGAAGATGGAGAAACTCCAGTTCCTCCAAATGATTTAGTAAATATAGATCTTTGCTCTTTTACTGCATCAGCAACTTTTTCTGGCAGGTCGTTAAACAGGAAATTAAGGACTGATCCCTGAGCGTCAATTACGCTGCCTATTGGGGATGCTGCTGCCTTTATTGATTTAATTGTATTAACTGCCATTGACGGCCCGTCACTCTCGGCCATGAATTCATTAAACTCGCCCATTGACTCAGTAAGACTTGGTAGTAATTCATTGGCAACAGCATCAGAAACACCGCCTATATTGGTTTTCATCATGAATAGCTGGTCGTTAAATGCAGCAGAGCTTTTTGTCATCTCATCAGTAACAGGTCTTGCAGCTTTCATTTTCTCAACAAGGCTTCTAACACCATCAGTGCCGCGTGATAATAATCTAATGGAGGCAGGATCAAGACCAAGAACATCAGCGATTTGTAACCGCCTGTCTTGTGATGCTCGCTTCATCACATCGCCTAGAGCGATATACGCTTCTGTAGCGTTCTTCGCGTTTAATATAACGCTAGGATCAAATCCAACTATTCCAGCATCAGCAAAGAATCCGCCTATCTCATCAGGGCGCATTGCTCGTAGGCGCTCTATAGCCTCAAGCTGAGAAACCATAGATTCAAAAGTACCGCCTTCAATCTGTATTGCTCTACCTAGCCCGGCAACATCATTGGCAGTCATATCAAATGTTTCGCTAAACTTACCTAGCGTGTCCGTGGCGTTGGCAAAATCAGCCGTTAAAGCACTAATACCAAATGCTCCAGCGACAACGGAGCCAAGCATTAACGCCTTGGATGCTAGACCGTCAATGCCTGATGCAATTTGATTTTGTCCTTTCTCATCGTAGTCGTATCCGATCCCGACAAGAAAGTTTTGTATTGTTTCAGCCATTGTTAGCCCCTATATGATTAACGTTAGTATATCATTTATAGCCAGATACAAAACAGCCCCAGTTAAGGGGCTGCTGCTTTTACTATTTCGTAGATCGTTTGATTAAACCGCTCTACGTCTGCAAGGCTGTAGGTTCCGTCTACAAGGTCTGACCAAGCGCAAAGCGGATGGCAAACACCTTCAACTCCTACACATGGTCGCATCAATTGCCAATCTACAGCGCTTGATTCCCTGACATTGCTTCCAGCTTGCTCTTTGTCACTTGATCCCGGACGGCTTTGTTTTCGCTGTCCAGCCAAGTAAAAAAATCTTGCAGATTCACCTTCACCGCTTCGGCTATCAGTGTGAAATAGTCGTTAATATTGCCTTGGAAGTTCTCGACAGTAACTAGTTGATCAGATCCATTCATCACTGTTTTGTAAAGAACGATCCCAGCAACTTTATCAAGCGTATCCTCTGGCAGGGTTAGCAATGCACCTTTAAGCATAACGGTATTGATTTCTTCAACCTTCCCCGCTGCGCTGTGCATTGCAATCTTGCCACCTAACAACATCAGCAGAGACTTTTGATCAACTGCTGATGCTTGAACGACATTGAATACAGCACTGCCCACTGTGACTGATTCAATATACATTATTCACCGCCTTTTAATGCAGTCCATAGGTTGAACTCGATCATGTACTGGTCATCAGTAATAGTCTGACCGGCTCGGCCTACTTGCCCATCGTTTACAATAACACCCTCTGTGCCGGTTGATACCTCAAGAGTACCAATCTGCTGGATGTTAATAGTGATGTTTGCAGATGAGTTAAATAGCCCCTGCATGAATGCAGAATCAGAGCTACCAGGGTTAAGGTTAAGCGTCACACGACGACCAGGGTTCTTACGATCAAGCCGAACAGCATTGCCGCCCTGTCCACGCCGGAGCGTAGACTTTTGATCAATAGGGTCGTCTGTGCATGGTGTTGTAGCTTCGCCCCAATCATTAATAATACGCCCGTTTACTGTTACAACGTGCAAATCTGTAGAAAAATCGTTCACCGACATTTTTTTAACTCCTTAGTATACGTCTACGCTAATATCAGCCGCATGGATAGCGCCTTTGCGGAATACGCGAATTCTTAATGGTGCCGATTTACGAGCATCACGATCAGCGTCAGAAAGGTCTAAAATATCTTCAGGCTTTGTTAGGATCTCATAGCCTGCTGTAAATTTATCAACGCCATCGTCTGGGTCGGTATAGTTGCGCGGCCCAAGATAATCATTGGCGATATACTGTTCACAGATAGAACGTGCCGCACCGATTAACAGAGACTGCCCAACTGGATCTTGCCCAACCTTGGTTGTGCTGTTAGCAATTGTGTTATAAAGCGTTACTTTCAGGTTGTTAACGAATGCAGCAAGGTTAACAACATCATCCATGAACTCTCCGAATGATGAGTGGCTGTAGCTATTAATAACCCGGCCTGAATCAACAGAGCCTTGAAGCTCGACAACCGAATAGAACATACACTTCTTAGTCGCCTGAGTCATTGCGCCGTATTCTGTATCGGTCAAATCTTCAGCAGCTACACCAGAAAGCTTTTTATATTCTCCGGTGATCGTTGACTTATCAGCAGAATAATTAACACCTGCAAACCATTTACATAGCGAGATGCCCGCGTATGGGTCAGTAGCGTGTGCAAATGTTGACGCGTAACGATAACCCGATGTAGTTAGCACTGTTGAAATATCAGTAGCATCACCAGGGTCACGGATAGCAGTTGCGTTAGCGCCTGTTTGACAATCCATAAAATAGGACTCAAACGTATTACACCAGCTTGCAATCTCAGCCACTTGTGCAACATCAGCATAAATCGGAGCGGTAAAGAACGACCAGAACCACCAGATTTGATCACGCGCCTTACCCAGCGTGGTCGCCCAATCTGCATCCAAATCATCAACCGCATATACAGTCAGATTGCTAGATGATGGGATACCACCAAGCCAGCGATTTGCCGCTTTATAGACTTCTGTTGTTGATGCAAAGTCATCATCAAGCGCCGCCATGCTGGTATATTCACGATAGGTGTCAGTATTGAAGCCTACAGGAAGTTCAGACTCAGGAGCAAATAAGACCGCCTTGGCAAAATTAGCAAACCCCAAACCAGCTGGGCTGATACGGGTTTGAATATTAATAATATTGTTTACGTTATACGGCATCTTATGCCCCTCTTGATATTCTTAAATCAGATTTTAACACAGCTATTAAGGCGCGTCATTTGACGCTACAGTAATGCTCTCTAATTCCTCTGCTTTCTCATTTTCTACCGTGACTGTCACAGATTCGATACTGTTAATCACAATAGGGTCGGTCTCTTCATACATAAGATAAATACTCACTTGCGCTCGCTCTTCATTATTGTCAGATTGTAACGCTGTAAGATTATTTACCGGGCCAGCTCTATTCCACCCAATGCCAGCGCGAAATAGATCAGCGCTATTATCTGGGCGTTTGTTTGCTTGCAGTAGTTTTGTTGCTGCATCGTGAGCGCCTGTCCGGTAAAAATTAACGCTGCAATTCACAACAATCTGTGACTTAACGTCTACGGTAATATTGTTCTGAAAAGGAACTCTCTTTCTTGTAATGTTTGCTTGGCCTCGTTGCAATACCGTTTGTTTCGGTTGCACAACGGCATATAAACCAGAGGGGGCTGGCGCATTAGGTGACGCTAGAATGCACTCAGGAACGCCAGTGGTTCTGATAATAATAGGGCGTATCGCATCAAATATCTCTTCTTTAGTCATCTTTACGGCTCACAACAATCTTGCAATAGTTCCGCCATGGGCGATTATCCATGCTTACGGCTTTGAATTCTCCGTCTATACCGGATAGCGCCCATGTATCAGCCTCGCTAATAGAATATAGATCACCATCGTTAACATATACCTTACGAGCATCAACAACACGTTCTCCAGCCTCCTGTAGAGTTCTTCGCTCCTTGTCAGATAGCGGTTGAATATTTACAGCATGAGGTGTATCGACTGAAGAGCCTTCCACCCACTTACCATCAACATACCCTCCGCCTGTATAGCTTGTACGTGTAGCAGAAACAGACTCAAAGGTTGAGTCAATGTGCCCGGCCATATCTAAGCTCATTAGCTAATCCCTTCTTCTGATTCAGTTGCTGTAATCTTGTATGATACAGAAGATCTCAGTATGCCAGTATCTATCAACGGATTTGCCGAACCTTTTTTGGCTACAGTTGAAGGCGCGTTGGCAGGGGAATTTAATTCTGTTATGTATTCCTGCGCAGAAGTGACAGCCAATATACCTATCCGATTAAGCGCCATATCTAGATTCTCACCGCTTTCTGAAACGCTTCTTATAACATCAGAATAAAGCGGAACACCTTTCATAACGCCTATATCAAGCCATGGCCTTGCTGGAGTATTTCCGCCGCCAAAATGGTTAACAGCGCCTATCTGCGCATTCGTAACACCGTCTTCACGCGCTCCAGCATCTTCATGAATACCAACCGTCACAAACTTGTCGCTCATAAAGTCTTCAATGGCTTTTTTCATAGCCGCCTTAGCTTCCTGAACACCTTTGACGTTGGTTTTAATCATTATACAGCCCTTGCGCCCATGGCTGCGCGTCTACGTAATCGCATAAACTGTTGTCCAAAAGAGGTAGATGCTAACCACGTATTGTCAGCAGACATTTGACCGCCACCAATAGCCGCGAATGAGACAGACTCGTCGCCTACAGATTTGCTCTGTACGATCTGATTAGCGCTGCCGTTCATGTTGGAATCATCAGCAGCTGTCTTTGGGTATGTAGTGGCAAGCCAATGAGCCGCAAACATGAACATACCTCGCTGCTTGAAGTTGTGGCAGTCATCGGAATAACCACCCCAGCCTGTACCACCTGTCTCTGCATCACCTTCACATAGGGCAGTGGTTAATACAGAATCAGGCCAATCTGAAGCACTTCCGAAAGCCGGGTAAGCAGTTCTGAATGAGGAGATTATTTCTGCTGTAATATCCATCAACTCGCCTTCCATTCTGTAATAAAGTTAGCGCGTGAATAATAAGACTCACGTACAGAGAAATGATCCCCACTAGATACAATAACTTGGTAATGAGATCCGCCGTTATTCCCTTGCATAGGTTCGACCATTATAACAGCCGAAAGCCGTATAACTTCACCATCGTCACCCGTATAAAAACCGTTAGTAATCGACATTATATAGCCTCTGCAAATTCATAAGTTACACCAACATTACAAGCTTGTCCTGTCTCTCGGTGCATCGTGAATATAAACGTATCACCTGGTGTTTGATATATATCCGTCCGCCCCTCAAATATAGCTGAGGTAGAATAGCTCTGATCCTGATCAACACGCGCACCGAAAACAAGAGCTGCTTTGCTTGTGTCAAATGTCATAGGAGTAGCTACATTCGGCGTGTCATATACAACATAATCCATGTGACCATCTCGAAAATCCTTTAATGACTGATCGTTGAGTGTAATCGCTGTATCGTCCCTTGTTGCCCAAACCCGAAACACGCATCGCTGATCACCGTAAGCCGTAGCCAGTAGCGACAAAACATCACGGGTATTTAGAAGCGACCCAAACAAAGACTTATTTCTGACAGCTATGATAGGTACATTGAATCCACTAATAGCTACAGATGCTGACTCTGTTTCAGTGGTTATTGACCCATAACTCTTGCCGTTATCATCGCCACCTTCAGACGACACATCAACGCAGCCAACATACATTTCAACCGCATCACCCTGATTAATGCACTCAAAGGCAATAGGGAGGGCAGGATTGAATATAGACAGACCTGAAAGCGTCCCGAGTAGATCAAGAGAAGCAACCTTCTGGAGATTGATGTAAAAGAAATAATCGCCAGCGCCTCGCCATTGGAACTGTATATCGAAAACATTGTTTTTGGATAGATCAACCCCGACAGGTAGTGTTATCACCGTCTCTATGTCAGAAGTTACACCGCCGATAGTGGTACGCCTTACAGCATACAGAACGCCAGACCTCAACCTAAAGCCAACCCCTGCTTCTTTGGTGAATACCCCCCATGTACGCTCCCCTGCTGCATTAGGATCAGGAAACCACCCAGCATCAGAGTACAGATGTCCCCGGTTCGGCTGATAGCGTGGATGCCTGAATGTACGCAACTGACGCTTTTCATCTAACGCGCCTGACGCCATGCGGAGAGCGCCATCCACCGATGTAGCAGACACAAACGCAGTCTGCTCAACATCATCAATCATTTCATACCATTTATCTGCAGGCACGTTGAATGTGAACATACCATGCAGCAAGGATCTATCAAATACTGCTTTATTTCTAAACCACGCATCAGTGTTGTATGTTTTGCTGCTAGATGTTTCTGGTTTGGGAGGCTCTTGGCTTATCTCTCTTACTTTTACATTTACAGACGTACCACCAACCGATCTAGCCCAAGCACCAGAAGCACCGGACTCGACATAGTTAGCCGTTTCGGTCTTTATTGTTTCATACCCGCTATCATCATCGGGCTTTGTTGCAGATATAACCAGATTTACGCCCACTGAATTAATGGAACGTATTTCTAAAGCTGTACCCACAGGAATAGATGTGGCCGCATACAGGTCAACCCATTGCCCACCGGCTGGTAGTGGTATATTTGGTAGTGTATCGGCCACGGTGTTATGCCTTATTCTGAATCAGTAGTTTCAGCGTCTGCTGTTTCAGTCGCTTCCTTTGTTTTTGTGCGGCGTTTTGGTTTTTCTTCAGCCAACACATCAACAGAACCGTCCTCGATCAAGTGACCCAGAAACTTACACTTTGACTTTGCTTCGCTAGGGATCTCTACAGCGTCACCAGCTGGCATTAAATCGTAAGATTTATGATCAAAGTTAATCGTAATTAGTCGTGCGGATTTGTTAATAACTTTCATTTTAATACCTCGTATTTTGCCCAAAAAAATACAGCCCTATAAAATCTGGCAGGCAGTGGGCTTACTGCTTTTCAGAGATTCCCCCTAGCCAGATTTAACCTTTTTTATGCTACGTTATCTTTATACGCAGCTGAACCAGGGTAACGGAACTCAACACCGCCGAACTTGTACTCACATGGCACTTCAATGCGAAGACCTACTGGCTGTGGAGCCAGTGAGCGCCAAGGCATTGGCATATGCATCACCAAGTTGTCATCGTTCATCTCGTAAGCCATGTAACGGCTAACACCACCAACACCGGCAGTCTTAAGCTCGAAGTTAGGCTTAACAGTCAACGGCGCACCTGTCATACCAGTATAAAGGTTGTTCTTTTTGAAGAACTCCAGAATAGTGGTATCAGTACCATCGGCCATACGGCGATCAGAGATAATCGCCCAGTCATCGGAAGGCATAGCCAGCACGTTTGGTAGGTGAGTCTCTGCGCTGTTCTGCCAAACGCTGATCAGGATTCCGTTTAAGTAGGACACAATGTCCTGCCCGGTTGCGGAAGTAAAGTCGATCAGTGCGTTAGTCAGAGCAACGTTAGCGTTGTTGAATAGACCAGTAATACCGCGATCAGTATCACCATTGAATGCAACGCGCTGTGCATGTTCTTGGAAGCCTCGAAGAGTCATGCGACCTTTCGTAACGTCCAGAGGGATGCGCAGCTGTTGAGATTTACGCAGTTCATCCAAGCTGTAGCCGTAGCTATTACCGCCATAGAATACAGGGATTGTAGACTTGCTTGCATTCAGGTCAGACTGTGGCAGATCTTTAGCGTTAGCGCCAATGAACTTACCCATGGTTACAGCGTCATAGCTGATATAAGAAACTTCATCAACCCATTCAGGCTGTGAAGTATCTACAGGTACAAAGTCTTGAAATACAATATTGCGGTATTTAGACTCGTAGATTTTAGCCTCTGTCTGAGACAGCTGGCTTAGATAGAACGCCAAACCGTCATCAACGGTCGGGATGTTCGCGTCATAGGATACGGTTTTGCCGTTATCCAATGTTACTGTAACTTTATTCATTGATTAGCCTCCCAGACCTAGAGAAATTTTAACAAGTGCGCCCTGTGCGCCTGCGGTCACAAACTTAGCGCCCGGAATAAGGATGCTCTCAGTTACGCCTGTACCAGCTGCGTTAGAGAAATCGCCTTGGCTGGTAGCGCCTACTCGGAAGTAAGCCTGTTCATCAACAGCAACTGTTTCAGCAGCCACAACCCAGACAACGCCCTCAGATACAACAGTCATATCTTTGCTATCAGGTGCGCCGAAAGTATCGCCGTCTGCATAAGCTCGGTTAAGCTCGCGCATTACAATGCCGTTGAAATCCAAAGCGGTATCGCCAGTCGCTACCAAACGCGCCTTACCTGCGTCTGTGTCAGTTGCTACAGCCTTGCCATAAACAATAGTCGCACCACTAGCATTAAGCTTGGATACGGTATTGCATAGCTGCTGATCTGCAAGCTGGCCCGCATATGCTTGGCCGTGATCAATTGAGTAAGAAGTTTGAACGGTCATTATGCGTCCTCCCCTAGAGTTTTCTTCCATGCACCAGTTAAGCCATCGTTAAACTTCTGCTTAGCTGTTACGGTTTGCTTGTCTTTAGTAGACATATCCTGAGCCAGTCGCGCCAGAGAATCAGAAGCTTCCTTCTTTGTCTCTTCTTCTTCTTCGTCTTCAGCTTCTTTCTTTTCCATTTCCATATCGAAAGCAGCTTCTACGTAAGCGTCAGACTTCTCAGCCCATACGATAGAATCTTTTACTTTGCCCATTACTGCGCGTTTGATCTCAGTCTCATCAACTGAATCACAAACAAAATCAGCACCAGCAAGTTTTCGCGCTGCATCCATCGCTACAGCAACAGCTTTGACCTTAGCCGCTACAGAGTCAGCAGAAGCCAGTTCCTTAGCAGTCTTCAGTTCTTCGGACACGCCATCAAACTTAGCTTGTAAGCCGTCAGCGCGACCCTTTTCAGTTGTAGCCTGAGCGGTCAGGCGGGAAATTGCGTCTTCGACTTGCGCCGCGATTGCATCCTCCAGCTCGATGGCTCGACCATTATCTAATGTTACTTTGGCCATAACGACCTCCAATTGTTTATCAAAAATACGAGCCATCGCGCCCGCCCTTGCTTTATCAACGAGTGCAACATGATTGATCTTGATGCCACGCTGTATAAATTCGTACTCAACGCCGTCAGCAGTTACGCCCGGTTCGTTGACATATTCAGCAGTATAACCAGCTGACAACTCTGATTTACCTGACTCAATATTTTTTATTGCCGTTTCATCTTTGATGATAAGAGAGGCTAGAACGTAATCACCATCCCGAATACCTTCTCCAACAACATTACCAACAGCAACTGATTTGTAAGTTTTAGAATCGACTAACCCTGTCGGATGATCATCTGTAACATCAACGCCATTAAATGAGTTTAGGGATTCTTGAGAGAACACTTCGTCGCTAGGGCGGTAAACCTTAACGATCCGCATAGGATCGCCGTCTAAGCCTAGTTCAGAAGCAAGATAATCTTGGATACCTGTACGCGCAACACGTCCGGGAACCTTTAAAAAGCCCTCTTCGGTGTATTCTCTCTGACTGATCGAGTAGGTAGACCGGTCAAATAATTTGATTTTCAAGCTTTCGCCCTCAAATTGGTTTTATCAATGATAACATGCCACGCAATATAGTAAAACTACACTGGCTTCAGACCTTTGCTTTCTCTGTATGCGTTAACTTGTGATCGAGTTCGCGCACCCGCAACGCACCGGCACTGTATTTCTTGGCCAGGTATAATGGCCTCGCCTTTGTCATTCTTGGGCGGGTCATCCCATCTATAAACGCCCTTACCATACCCTATGTCAGCGTTAGCTATATCTTCGTGATCTGTTCTAACTCTTGAGTCAGACGAATCGTTCCATTTGAAGAACTCAAAGCCAGCATTATTCTGGCGTGTTTTTGTTATCTCCCCGTTTAGCTTTGTGGTTTGATCCCTTGCAATTAATGTAGCTCTTCGCTGAGTTACGCCGAATTGATTTTGCAACTGTGCAGCAATATTTGCAGGCCGCAGACCTGAGCGCATGTTAGACATTACAATCGACTGAACGTTGTTTAAATACTGTTCAGGGATAGTGGTAATTAGCCTTGTATTATCCAATGCTGATGCCTGCAGCAGATCTTGTAACTGTGGGCTATCTCCAAAAACATCTATTCCAAACCTATCCGCATTGCGATTGAATCTGTTCTGATTCTGATTATTAACTGATTTAACAAACTTGTCAGCTGTCTTACTGGCAGCGCTCACGAATTCTGGGGAAGTCCATTTTCCTAATAGATTACCGAACACCTTCATAATATCCGTAGACCAGCCATCTGTTACATATTGCGGCTCTAGCGCCTTGACCATCGGGATAATAATCGTATTAATATCCTTTCTAACCGCTCTAACCAGCTTTTGTAACTGCGCGTTGTAGGCAATACCAGACGCTACCGGAATGCCAACAGGCTTAAATTCCCTTGTTTTTTGTGCGCTTACGTCAATCTCTTTTATCTGATTTTCAAGCAGCTGTTGGTTAGCGGTTTGCTCTTTCATTCTTCAGACTCTACCGGATCAACAACATCAAAAGGATTGCTCGCTTCTGCTTTTTCAGCGTCTTCTATCTGCCCGTCATTGAACTGATATTCTTCATTGGCTTGCAAATTCTTCTGAATCTGTGACTGCATAACCACATTATCTTCAAGGTATATGCGGTTTTTCTGCGCCTGTAGTAGTTGCGCCTGAGCTGTTTCTACCTGATTTGGCTGCTTTAGCGGGTTCCATATGTAATCGTAATCATCTGGATAGTTACCAAGAGCCGACCGTACAAGCACTTGATCGAAATACTGCAACGGCTGGGCAAGTTGAACCCCTTGTTTTGCTCTGATTGAATCGTAGTAATTAGAAAGATCGCCCTCACCAGTAGCGTTCAACCCTTTAGCACTAGTACCAAACAGTCGAGTTACAGGAATATCAGCAGCGCCTGCAAGCCAAACCATTAAAACCTCAAGCGTCTGTGATACGCCTGATAGCTGTAATGTTTTCCGATCATAAGTCTCATCACCGTCTAACAGGGCAAGGTTAACGATTGACTTCATTTGCGAAAATAGGGAGTAGCGATTAGTGATAGCCTCATCTTGATCGGATGCAAGATCATCAGACAGCCCTTCCCGAGTAATAATATCAACACTTGCTTCTTGCATTAACTCCGCAATACCGCCCTTAGCTGACACGGTATCTTTCAGATCTTCCATGCACTTGCGTAGCTCTGAGTCACCCCATCCGCTGGTTTGTGCCATTTGTCTGCGTGGCAATCTAGCACCATTAAATCTAGCAAAATGCGTCCAATGAATTTGCTGTGTACCCCCTTGAATAGTATAGAATTCAGGCAATAGATAATTTGGAGCTAATACGTTCCATGTATTGATTGTTTGTGGTGACATTTCCCAGCGGTCAAATGTAAGCAGTCTTTCAAGATCACCTTTGCCTATTTCGTTAATATCAAGCGGCTTGCTTAGGTCTTGGTTGGTGATCATTAAGATACCGCCACCGCCAAAAAGTCTTGCCCAGCTTAGCGCCTCTTCACACGCAAACCGAAGCCCTATCCTCTGCTCTTCTGCCTGTATAGCCTCAGCCCCGCTAGACTTAATCGTACGCCACTCACGACACATATCACCGGCTGGAATATCCACGATCTGTCGTGCTATCCAGTTTGTCTGATAAGAAGCGTCTAGCTCTTGATAATTATTAAGGCCAGAGTATGCAAACTGGTTATGCGCCCGCTTACCTTGAGCTGTTCCCAGACCTGAAACGACATTAATAAGCCCGTCTACTGCTGATGTTTGTGCTGATGGCAGCCTTACACGCGGCTTATCAAATGCGTTCATTGTTATTTCCTATTAAGTTCAATGATTGAATAGTAACATTAAATCGACTTTAATGATTGATCTACCTCATGCCGTGATTTTCATGGAACCCTTGTTTTGACTCAGCAGACTTTCGCATACAACAAGCATCCAGCAGGTTATCACTAACGCCTAAGTGAATATCAACACCGCCGTCGAATATTCTAGCTACCCATCGGTTGATATTTTTGTTAAATCTAACGCCATTTACGCCAGATGTGTTATTTTTTGATAGCTTGCAGTTTTTAAGATTCACCTGATGCGTAACGCTTCTTAAATTGCAAATTCTATTGTCTTTCGTGTTTCCATTTATATGATCAATATTATCAGGCCACTCTCCGTACTCATAAAGCCACGCTAAACGATGTAGGTAGTGTTTTTTTGATTCAATCCCATGCCCGCTTATTATCGTAGACTTATAACCAGAGTGGCTTATAGAAGAAAGTCTCTTCCCTGGAAATCTGCAATTGAACGCCGTGGCTGCTTTCTTATTTTTAAAGTGTCTTTCCGGTCTTTTGAGCCAAAAAAAATCTCCAGTTTCTCTGTTATAAGATACGCATTCTTTGATATATTCTGAACTAAGCATGTGTCACCTCGCAATGACTTCGCGCATTAAAATAAACCGCCTGCCCTGCGCGAGATTAAAGGACGGGGCCGCTAAACCCCTCAGGCGATTAAAGCCATTATAACATATCTGTTATTGACGATGATCCATTGTTTAGCATCAACGAAATAGCATCACACAGAACATCTATCATATCATCATGGTCGTGCGCGTCATCTGCTGTAAATGACTCACACTCTGCTATGAAGTCATGCACCCATGAAGCCCCGACAGGAAGCATGACAAATCCTGACTCGATGTATCCAAGAACATCTTGGACTCTTGTATATTTATCTATTGATCTCGGTATAGCTTTAACTGGTATCTTTGGTTTGATAACGTTCCTCATTTTTTGTATAAGCTCGCTACCACTTGCTTTATCTTCAATGCCAAAATATCTTAGCCTGGATGTTCTGTCGGCTCTATGCTTTTCAAAAAAGTCAGGGAACTTCTTTTCCAATAGATACGCTTCGAATTTCTCTCTCATCATATCTAACAAATAAAGCTTGCCATCGTCACCCAATCCTACACATACAGCAACTTGGTAATCGTTCGCCTGCTTTGCTTTTACAGCGGTATCACCAAAGCAAGCCCGCCATTTTAATTTGGGAGCAACGCTATACCGGCCAAACCATGCCCCTTTGATTATCTCGCCGCCCTTAATAAACGGATTCTGCTGATATAAGCTTTCCCAACTTGACGAGTCCATTACCTCTTTACGCTGCAATAAGAAATCAACGCTTTTATGCTCAGGGAATAACGCCTCCCCCTCAAGACGGTTCTTTTCATCCTTTTCAGCTATTGCTGGGTAGCTTAGCAGTTTTATATCAGGATCACGCTCTATTAATCGACCGATAGGGTCATCTACATGCCAGCGCGTAAGGATGCACAGAAGCGCTGCGCTCTCATCAAATCGAGTGAAGAAATCATCTGTAAACCAGTCCCAAGCCGCATCACGAACGGTTTTTGAGTTAGCGTCCTTTCGTCCCTTTATAGGGTCATCAATAACACCCAAATCAAGCGACTCACCTGTAATAGATCCGTTTACAGTAGTGTTCCTGAAATACCCTTCTTTGTTTACATACTCCAAAAGCTCTGAGTTTTTTACTGCATCACTGTCAGGGGTATCGTTTCGACAACCATTGATATGCGTACCCGGAAAGATGCGCCCATACATACCGCTTGCCATCGAGCGTCTAATTCGTAGATTAGCCCTAACACCAAGACGCGCAGAGAATGACGTATATATTGCCTTCTTATCAGGGTCTTTACCGGCTATCCATGAAATAAGATCTATTATTTGCACTGATTTGCCATGCTGTGGAGGTGCCTGTATGACTAACTTAGGTGCCTTACCTGACAGAAAGTCCTCGGCAAACTTCTGTAGCTCGGCGGCAATCTCCCTTTGCCACCAGCCGTCTTTCATGCCGGGATTCATTAGCTGCCGGTAGTCCCAGAAACTATCCCTTGCAGCTCTTACTTTATGCTCTATTAAAAGCTCAAGAATCCGTTGGTTTGATACCATACTTCTCAAGCTCTTTCTTTAAGTCTTCATCGGAGATTTGTGCTGGTGTCATGCTCCCATCTGTTGACTGAATATCAGTCTTATCAGCAAGCCCTAAATCCCTAGCGATAATGTTTGAATTAAGCAGGTCGGCAGCGGCTCCTGTGAACTTCTGCGTGTATATTACTTGCCTTATTTTTTCAACGATTCCGAAATAATCTTCATATCCGGGCTTTGATCCATAGTTATCAAACGTCTGATGATCTATCTCCAAGAACAAACATAATCCAGAAATAGTCATAGCCCTCATTTTCTCTATAGGATCATGAGTCGGAACGCCTTGATAAAAAGAAACCTTATCTTCATACAGCGGATTATCTTCCACCCACTCGAAATACTCACACGCTGCCATCCATAACGACTCGCTGTTATCAAATATCTTTTCTCTTCCGTATGTAGACCTATTCTTCCAAAATCTATTTCCGGTTGGTGCGCCCATCACCATTACCTCTAATTAATTAAATGCTGAGTTATTATTCACATTATACCTGAAACACTCAACAAGGATTAATACTATTAATTGTACAAAAAAAACCCGCACTATCCGAAAATAGGCGGGCTAAGGGTCACAGTTAAGGGGAACTAGACTGTGGTGGAGCAGATGTATCGCAATGGTCTTAAGCTGGTTAGCTAATTGAATAACGCCAACGAAAGAGAAGTGATGTTCATTGCAATGTAGAAGATACTCGACATTTCCGCTCCATTTGCGTGGTGTGGAATACACTCTACATTGCCCACCGTTAAAACATCACCGCGATGGGTCGGGTTAAGATTAAAGCAACCTATAATCTCGATTGCCTTACTAACGTCTTGGAATAGCTACTATACACCAACCCCCGCTATAACCTCAACCTCTTTAGGCGTAGGATCCGCTCCATCATGAATAGCTTGAATCCTGGTAACATCAATCTTAGTCAGCCTAGAAATCTCACTCCACTTCATTCCTTTTTCACGCATTCTCGCTATTAACAGTCGTGTTTTCATAGTTTTCCCTTATGAATGTGTAGAAGATTGGTTATTCCGCTTCCAGTTTGTTGGCGTATTTATAGCAAAACATATGTTGCTCGCTACCTTGGTAAAATAACTCGTCAGCCGCCTCCCTCACCGCATCGGCCTTTATTTTGCGAACATCAATCCTTTCAGATAAGGCGGCTGCAGTGTTATTGAGTGAGTTTTTCAGTCGCTCATTCTCAGCCTGTAGTGCTTGGTAGTCGTCAGCTGTAATAACTTTACCATCGAGCATAATCGCAGGCTCACATTGTGGCTCGTTTCCTACAACAATCTTATTCACATCAGTCATTTTTGGTTTCCTCCATCATACCCCATTCCGCAACAAATTTAGCTAAGCTTTCAGATGTCTCAAATACCCACATCTTCCCTTGGGTATATTGACTGCCTTGATTATTCTCTGAAGCCGTAAACCCATTTTCGACCGTTTGTATCAATAAGTTTCTCATCGCCCCATCATCCTTTTATATTTGCAGTAAATCACACCGGGTAGCCATCCGATAGTTGCAACACAACAACCTGTCGCTGTAATAACAAAACCTCCATAACCTGGCCGAGTAGACGTATACATATTGAACAAACTCCCCACAATCAAATAGCACAGCACAAAGTCTATTGATGGGTAAGGGATTGTTAGGGTTAGTTCTGTGTAGTTAATCATGTTTCCTCCTCCCATATACAAGCGTCTTCAGGCTTTACGGGTTCGGCGTAACTGCTCCACTGACCGCTGTTTAGCGTATACCCGTCCCCTTTTCTACCTACTACTACTCAGACGGTATACCTGTCTTTTCGCAACCAACACAACACCGGATTCTCTTTAGACAGGTTATCCGTCCAGTGGGGCTTGGTGTATATAGTACTTTTAAACCACACATTCATGTCTGGATTATACGATTCACCATCACGATTAAATGCAACAAACTTTTTCTTCTGTTTGGAGTAGATTAAAGTCCTTTCCTCTTCGTTGTAAAAACTCTCACCCTTAAACAACCGCTCGCACAATTCCTGTGGTGGTATGTCTATTTTTTTCATCTCACTCTCCCCAAAACTTATTTGAATAATGGCTCACGACTAGGGTTAGTAGTGCGAGCCAGATGTATAACCATTAGTTACCGCAGTAACCAGCCGTACAACCCAAACCCGCGTCTGGCATGTTTTTAGCTTTGGATTTCTTGGCATTCTCAACAACAGCACGTATACCCACAGCCCCTCCTTCTCTTTTCGGAGAGAACATCACACGAGGGTTGCCTTTAGAATTTATACCCATATCGATCTCGATGGCTTCAATTCTTTTAATTTCCTCCTCGCCCAAGTTCCTTAATTCACCCTTTCTCGCGTTCACGCACGGATAACATTCTTTACTTCGGAAAGGTAGCGGGGTCACGCCTGCTTCTGCAAGCAAATCATTCCTCATTAACTCAGTGTGCCTGACAAGCGGCGCCCACAACTCTCGACCACCATGTTTATCACTCTCAACTATAAACTCAGGGTGATTCATCCGATTAGCGCTCTCTTCTCGTCTAACTCCGATTAAGCATGTAGCATCACAGTTTGGGTCTACAGAGTCTAACCACTCACGAGCCGGAGCTTCTTTAAGAGCCTCTGTGCAGAATTGATACTTACCGCCGCCGCCGCGTGGCCATGCCTTCTTGCGACGAACCAGCGCTTCCATACCCTCGCTGGCAATCTCAACAACCGTAAAGCCGAGTGATCTCACCCATACGTTAAGGTTTTTGCGACGGTCAACCCACCATCCTGGCGACCACCCTGTGTCCGTAAACACTACGTGAACGTCATCCAATCCGCTGTTATGCGCCCACTGAATAAGGGCGATTGAATCATTTCCGTAGCTTGAAAATATTATATTCATCACTCACTCCTCATCCAGTCGGGCGGCATCTTTTAGAACACAAAACACAAACTCGTCTTTGTGATTAGTATCCTTCAACAACTCCCGCGCAATGTAGCTCTTAACGTCTGGGGCGGCGTATGTCATATCATCAAACCTAACGTCTGAAACATGTAGGTTTGCGCCATCTAAAAATACGTAACCTACCTCCATAGAATTAGTCTCGGTTGTGATTAGCACGAACTGCCCGCGTGTAGCCCAAACCTCACCCGGTTGAGGCTCCCGCTTTTTGATTGGGCGGAATTGATCACACCACCGCAGCAATGAAGACTCGACCACTACAGCGCATTCACCATCAAGGCATTTAAGAACCTCGCCTTTCTGCCATTTGAACATTCCGGCGCCATCTGTTGTATAGCACTCACAAACAACCCCAACACCCGGCAATCCGTCTTTCCATTCTTCGTTATTCATTGCTTTACACTCCATCCCTTAAAACAAAAGTCATTTACATTCACTGCGTAGTGATCATCCACATAAAGGAACTTTCCACCCGAGAAATAAATCTCAACCTTGCCGTTGGTAATAGTACTGCCATCGAGCATTGCGCGGATCAGGTCAGCTTTGTTCATTTTCATTCCCCTTCAAATTGTTATAACCCATCTTACCGAGCATGGGGATTATGTGTATTAGACTTTGGTCTAACTACCACCCCCCCTCCCCCGCTACTTTGATTATGGCTAAATAATCATCTTTTAACGTATTCCCACAATCACCAAATCCGCATTTTTGCAGCTTACTAATATCCGGCTCAACAGGAATAACCACCAAACCAAAATGCTCAGCCATTGCGATTACGTCCTCTTTACGCATATAAATCAACTTTTTCCCTGTATCTATAGCTATCTCATCATTAGCAGCCCCCATCACTCCAGTTATCTCAATATCACTAAAAATATACTCTTCTATTTTTGACATTTTTCTTCCCCTAACCATACACATACTACTGATATAATAACCATATCCATGAATTCAGCACCTGACCCTATTGTTATATATGTGATTACATCAATAACAACCAGAAAGATCATACATACAATAAAAGTCTTCCATCTGCTGCTCATTTTTCTTCTCCTGCTGGTGGTTCTGGTAGTGGGATCCTCTCCTCAACACTTATCCAATCTGTCATAACATATCCTCATAATTTACTTTATTACTATAATAGTGAGCATTCTTTGGCCATCGTTCTTTTATGCGCTCACGGTTGATTTTAAGTGCTGCTTTTGTTGGGGTGTATTCTCCGATAGGTATTACATGGCTCGGCCACCTATCCTCTGCCTTAAACCCCCGTTCTAACAATTCAAATAATAAATCGTCATAACGATCAAACAAATATCCAAGCTTATTTGCAAAAAAGTACACATGCCCTGTTCCGAGTTTATACTCAGATGGTATTCTTCTTTCATCAGAAAGCTTGCCGTTAAAAATAGAATTAGGGATTCTTGTTAGCTCTCTATGCTCTGCTCTCAGATGCTCATCACAAAGCTCTGATACAGGAACAACGTTAATTCTTGTCACAACCCTTCCTCCCTGATCGTGACTGGGAAAC